TATACATGATTGGTATGGTGATAGAGGTTCTAAAGATCATAAAATTAGAACCTATCTTTTTGCAGAAATAACTAATTCTAAACATTTGTTTAGAAATCATGTTATTGAATGGTTCTTTGTAGAACCTAGTGGTCATGCTTTAACTGCTCCTCTAAATACTATGTGTAACAATTTAACTATTAGAAGAGCATGGTATATAATGGATCTTCCTATGGAAATGTTCAATAGTAATGTGTTTGTAGTTAGTTTAGGCGATGATATCGCTTATACAGTTCATCAAAGTTATAGATGGCAGTTTAATGAGTTAAATATGCCTGATGTTATGGCAAAAATCGGTATGACTTATACTACCGAACAAAAACTCAAGGCTGAATTACCTTTTAGGAAATTGACAGATATAGAGTTTTTGAAACGTGGTTTTAGGTATGAGAAACAATTGACCAGGTGGGTTGCTCCTTTGAGGTTTAGCACCACTATTGACATCCTTAATTGGACTAAAGCTGGGAAAGAAATCAAAATTATACCTAGACAAAATGTCGATACCGTAGTTAGGGAACTAGCTTTACATGGGAAGAAAAGATTCAATGAATATGTTCATTGTATTTACGCTGCCTATAACAATGCTTATCCTAACGCTCCTGTAGAAATGATGTTTACAGATTGGGACTATATAGTTAATATAGTTTGCGAGTCTGAATTTATGTTACTATAGGTAAAATAACGACCCCCAAGTCATTAAACTGGTTTCAAGCATAGAGAAAACTAGACTTGTAGTAAATATCAAACCTTTAGCCAGTGGTCCCCGCTAAAGTATTAATTGGACCATTAATGAATACAATGAATAATACAACTCCTACTAATAATAACAATGGTGGTGATTCCCAAACTCCTGTGTCTACGATTCAAGCACTGGATATTAAGGGATCTACCGAAACCACACAAACAATTGAATCGACTCGTCAAAACGTAGTTTCTCAACAACCTGTAGGTAATTCTACAACTCTATTTGTTGATGATGCCGGTGTAGTTCAGAAAGACACTAGCATGATGGACTATGTTTCTGACAACTTTTTGAGACTGAATGATTCACAAGAAACTGAACAGAGCATTAGAGACTTTTTAGCTAAGCCTATTGCCTTTTATAGTGATTCATTTGCCACCACAGATACTCTGTCAACTTTTATTATCCAAAACGTCCCTTATGCTTTGTTTAATGCATCTGAAGCAGATCCTTGGAAGACAAAACTGAGAGGTTTCTTTGGTATTCGTTGTACTTTTAATTTTAAATTGGTAGTTAATGCAAATAGATTCCAACAAGGACGTTATTCGATGGGTTTTATTCCATCGGCTGGTGCCATTGGAGGACTTACTGTTAAAGATGCTCAATGGACTTATATGCATAATTACTCTTTAGTACAAAGAACTACGACTAACCATGTTGAAGTTGATTTGGCTACTGATACCTCTGCAGAATTAGTTGTTCCATTCACTTATGTATCTAACTTCTATCCTTTGCAACGTTCCATAGGTACTTTAGCTAATGAAAAGAATTCTATTGGACACTTAACTATCTGGCCTTACTCTCCGTTAGTTAGTCCTGCTGGAAGTACAACCTGTGGTTACACCATATATTGTCATCTTACTGATGTTTCATTATACGGAGCAGCCTCTCCTCAGTCAGGTTTAGCTTCTGAAGTTGCTAATAAAAACAACGGAATGATTTCTGGTCCCGCTTTTGCTTTTTCCAGAGCTTTTAGTGAACTTAAAGACATTCCTTTACTGTCTTCTATGGCAACTTCTGCTGAATGGATTACTGATAGGATTGGTAGTGTAGCTCGTATTTTTGGTTGGAGCAAACCTACTGCAGGTGACTCAATTCCAAAAATGCAAGTAGTTAACAACCCAGGACACTCTACTGTTGATGGAGATAGTGATGTGAGACCTCTTGGTGCTTCTATCAAGAATAGTGTCATTCCTCTCAAAGGTATTGCAGGAACAAAATATGATGAAATGGACTTCGCATTTTGGTTTTCCAAATATGCTTGGTTCAAGACTGTAACTTGGACTACTGCTCATGCTAGAGGTACTCAATTCGTCGACGCCGGAGTTGGTCCCTATAATCAATATACTCTTGGAGGTTATATTAATCATCAACCTCTTTCTTTCATTTGTTCTATGTTTCAGCAATGGAGAGGTTCAATTAAATACAAATTTAAAATCGTTAAAACTGAATTTCATTCAGGACGTTTATCAGTATGTTATTGGCCTGGAGATGAAACGGGTACAAACAGAAATTTACAATATTCAAATTATGTTAATAGGACTATTATTGATATTAGAAATACTACAGAATTTGAGATTACTATTCCTTTTGTGTGTAGAGACCCTTGGTCTATTTATGATTATACTGGTAATATCAGTATTTACGTCATTGAACCATTGGTAGCTCCATCTACTGTTTCTTCTTCAGTATCTATTTTATGTGAAGTTTGTGGTGGTGATGATTTTGAAGTCGCTATTCCAGAAACTTTCGCTTTTAATACTGTAATGCCTGGTGTTCCTCAGAGTGGTATTGATCCAAAATACTTCGCCGAACCTCAATCAGGAATTGATACCGAAATTACTAAACAGTTAGGTAATACCGTAGTGAAGTCTGATCCTATTATTTTCTCAGCTATTTCCGTAGGTGAAAAGATTACTAGTTTTAGAGCTTTGCTCAAAAGATATAATCCAGTTGTACCAAATTCCAGGATCGTTGCTTCTACCGCAAAGTTAGATTCTACTGTTATCAGTATAGTTCCCGATTTTCTTCCTATTATTGCTAATACTCCTCCTACATATCATATAAACTCTGATATTCTTACCAATATAGCTGTTTGTTATGCTATATGGGGCGGAGGTATTAGAATTAAGGATGTAATTTCCAGAACTTTGTTAACTGGCAATACAAGTACAAATATTTCAACATCTAGGATGGTTACTGTAAATGTGCAAAACTATCCTACTGCAGGTACTACTGTGGATGCTATGTTTACTGCTGCTTCAGCTGTAGGAACTCCTGGTGGAGCTACAGTTTATCAAGATATGGCAGTTAACAATACCATTACTGTTGAAATGCCACAATATACATCTACTCTGAAGAGAGCTGTTCAAGATCTTATCGGAACTCAGGCAACTGTACCTTCGGACTATTCTAAGATGTATACAAATTCCTCAACTCAAAAGATACTTACAGTGTCTGCCCCCCAAGTATTGACTACTCCTGCTGCTACAGCTGCTTACGATGTTCATAACATTTTCAGAGCTATGGCAGACGATGGAAATCTCAGTTGCTTCATTTCTATTCCCCCAATAGTTGCAGCAACAAATACTTACACCAACGGTATCTATTAGATACCAACAGAAGGACATAACCGTTATAGGTTTAGTTATGTCTCTGCTCGATTAATCCTCCTATTGCAACAAAGGATTAATAATTGCTCGCTTACCCCCTGCGAAAATGGGGTCGTGATATACAAACTCGACCCTAGCGGGGAGAGTAACGTGTGGTTTAGAGCGGCTATCACGAACATGAATGTTTGATTAC